TTCTATTTCTTCGAGATGCTAGCGCTCCAGGCTTTGCCCGATTTCCCGGAAAAATTTCATTGCTTCCAAAGTTTCCCCTTGATGCAACATTTTCTTGATTTTTAATCCTTAGCTTATTAATGATCTTTTGATAGTCTCTATCTTCCTTGCTCAATTTTCTTCGGATTGCATAGTATCCCTGGTCTCTAGGCGAGATAGCTGTTCCATAATTTCCTAAAGTAGGGGATACCTCTATAGATTTTCTTCTAATTGCCACAACAGGCAAAATCAAAGCACCGTTTCTATCTCGGAGTGGCTGACGTCTTCGAGTTAAAGCAAATCTTTCACCCGCCGCAAAGACAACGGGCACCTTAGTTGATTTTTCATTTATCTGAACCTCAAGAATAAGAGTCTTATCAAAGAGATTGAATATTGCTCGATCAACGTCTTCAATTCCACAAGGCGGAATTGAAAAATCATCCGGGACATTTGTTCCTTCATATCCTGAATCTATCTTACTCATATCTATCTCCTATGACTCATCATAAAATGCAGACCCGGGCTCTCCTGGATCAGAGGGTACTCCCCCAGAGCCTCTAGGTGACACCTCTGCGGGACCGCTAATTGGTTTTGTCAAAACTCCTGTTTTCTGAAGATCTCTCGAGTCTGCTGTTGGACCAAGCTGGTTGTTCGCAAATCCTCGCTGTTGGGCAAAGGTTCTTTGAACAGCATCTGGATCACTATAGGAAAGGTCAGTGGGTCCAAATATATGTGCCTCAAATTGACCCCTGCGAGCCTGCTTGCCCGTGATGGTGACGAATGACTTGTATTCAATTTCTCCAAAAATAGTATCCGAATCTGGTATCTTTATTACCTCAAAAAACACAGACCCATAGCTAAAAAAATCTCCCTCTCTTATGTCAATCCCTTTATCGATTAGATCCTTATTTTGAACATATGCCTCAATGGTATAATATTCTTCACTGCCAAATTTATTAGTTCTAATCTCCTGGGGAAGGTATTTTACCAAAACATCAAGCTCAATTGGATTTTCAAACACCTTATTGGGAGACTCCTCATATATCCCGTGGATATCTGATTTCTCTTCTGAGATTAAGAAAAGATATATTTTTTGACCCACTACATCCTTAACGAGCTCTTTTCCAAGATCGTTAATTAAGTTGATTTCTCTTCGAGTAATAAAAAGTCTAGACATCTAGTTATCCCATAAAGATAGCTTTGCCATTAGGCATAGGAATAAATCTTAACTGTTTATTAATAAACTCAGATCTTCCAGCAGCTGTTTCCATAATCTTGTCATAAGTCATTGTCTCTAACATTTCTTTCAAACTTGTCTTGAGGCCTTTTTGATCCTCTCTGCCGTTGGTGATTAGAGAGGTACCGTCTAGGGTCAAGGTTGCCCCGGGAATCGGAATATTAGAAAATTTAGATCGAATTAATCCAAGCTGTTCCTTAGCTAGCGCAACAACATACTGACGTATCCACTGGCGACCTATGCTATTAACTCTTGAATAAATTAGATTTCCAAAGGGAATATTCGATAGATTTGACACTCCTTGTATTGTCTCATCTTGATAAGATGGATTTAGGGGATCAGGATGAAATCTAACTCTAACCCACAGCTTTCTAGGAGCAGCAGATGCCGGTGTCGGAAAAATTCTAACCTTTGTACCAATCATCTCATATGAGTAATTTGATCTTCTGACCCTGTTGGAGATATCAAGCTGGCCAGCTCTTAGAATATCTTCAAAAACTGGGAGCACATAAAAGATTGTCTCCGGAGTGAAAGATTCAAAAGAGAATTCATTATTTAGATAGTTGATTGCTGACGTCGTATCAAAAAATCTGTATGCTGCCTGCGGGCCAAAGTGAAATATCTCCATAATCCTAAGCTTGGTCTTTGGACTTGCATTGCTAGCTGAATTAAATAAAACTCCCCCTTGCTCATCCTTTAGCTCTGTATATACGTCATAATCCTGCCGACTTCTTTGTAATTGAATGCTTCCGGATACTGTATTGTAAGAACCTCCTGTTCCAGCCTCCATGGAATATGGTTCAGCAAATCGTGTTAGATACTCAAGATTTTCTCTGGGAAATTTTTGTTCAGATCCAGAAAGAATACTACCCGTAGGCATCCCTAGAAATTGAATTAATTGAGACTTTGCCTGATACTGATTAAGAATGCTTCCGTATTCTAGAAAAGACTCCTCAAAATTTCCCCAAATTTGTTTCTTTGTTAGCTCAACAGATAATATATCATCGCCCAGCTTACGCTTGACGAACGTGATCATGTTATCGGCCTCTGTTTGAAATTCTGTGTCAGAATCAAAGAAGCCAAAAGGAGTGGGCTTGGTGGTATTTCCAAAGGTTGCCATTGATAAAAACGCTCTTGTTGCATTAATAAATATAGGCACCAAGCTGAGAAGCTCAAAAAATCAAATTACATCTCTCGCTTCTTATCCGGGATGTTTTTATCTTTATGATCTGTATTTTTAATAAATTCTTTTTCGCTAAGCTCAAAAAACTTTTGTTATAGCCCACCTAGAGCAGTTATTGCAATTAAAGCAGGCAATCCGCTTCTCACATAGACACCTGAAAATAGGGTTTTTGACCTGCCTCCGACATATGAGATGGCCGATTCCATATGATTGCTTACACTTGGATCTCCAGCCATCTCCGGAGTGACAATCAAAAGAAGAACTCCTGTTTCCGGCTTTCCACGGGGAGCAGGACATGGGGATTTCTGTAGGCAGCCTTGAAAAATCTGCAACCCGAGATTTCCGCTTTGTGGATCTCTTATCGCTGTTGTTCCTAAAAACAGCCTGCCGTCAGTTCTCAAGCATCGTTCGAGGTCTTTTGTATCAAACGACTGAACCGGGGATACCTCACTCGCAAGCTTTAGAATTTGTGCCAGCATCTTTGCAAATGCTGTGTTAGCTGCAGGATACATCGAGAGCATCCCGACTTTTCCTCTCAGCAGCTGTAGCTGGCGCTCATTATCAAGGACAATGTGGGGATGATTTTTTACATCAACCAGGAGCAAGTCAGCATTTGTCTTAATTGTCGGATTAAGAAGCTCCTGGGCTGTCGGAACAGATACCACGTATACCACCTTTCCAGTTCCTTGAACAGATTTTAAATATCTCTCAAAAGCTGAGTGTAAGACGTGGGTGGCACTGCCTGTACCTCCGCCGCCGCCAGCCATGACAAATAACCAGTCAACTTTTCCAAACTTAGCCTTAAGAGTATCTTCCACAATAGTGGCATTATCCGAAAGCACCTCTTTGCCTAATTCGACATCTTTTCCAACACCATCAGCGCCCTCGAGGAGCAAAAAGTGATTTGAATCTACTCCGGCAGGCTGATCCTTTACGGTTGTATTGATTAAGATAGTTCGAGAAAACCCTAAATCTAAAAAGGCCTTAGCAAGCTTTCCGCCGCCCCCGCCGACGCCGACAAAGCCGCAGTTAATTGCAGAGGGCGCCGAGTTTTCTGGAAGAAGATCATCTTGAGAGCTTAGCGCGTCATCTCCGTAGTGGTCGACGAAGTCAAAATCATCTACTGCAGATATAGCAGTATCAAGCTCTCCAGCGTCAGAGCTTTTCTCTTGCTCTTGTTCATTTTGACTTTCTTGTAACTTTTCTTCTTTGCTCACAGGGTGACCTCCTTGTTTTCTCTCTTCAGTAAGGGTTTTTCCACTTGAGCTTAATCCCCTGAGAGAGCTTGGCATCTTATCACAGAGAATAATATGATTAACTCCCCTGAAAGTAAATCAAGGGAGAAATTCATGTTTCAATTCAGTTACGCCAGATCTTAAACTTCAGCTGGATACGCACTAAACGCAAGAGATCCAGACTGAGCCTGAACAGCGAAGCCAAATCCATCACAATAGAGAGTCACAGAAGATCCGTGGGTGGTCGCGATGGCCAAAGCCCCGCCGTTTCCACCGACGCCGATTCCTCCGCTGCTCGCGACGCCAGCTCCGTAGAAAGAGGCTCTGGCAGAATCAGATCCGGTAAGATCATGCGCAGCACCGTTAGTTGTTACCGTGCCGGCAGCGTCTGTAGACAACGCCCTAACGGTAAATATTTCCCCCGGAACAGTGGAGGCAGCGGGTAGAGTAAGTGTAATTGCACTGGTCCCGCTGACTGTATAGACACCGCCAACTGAAAGGGAAGCATCAGCAGTCTTAACATTTTGAACTGGATTTCGAATTGTAGAGGAGCCAGTCAATATAAGTGTGCCACGAAACTTCGTCGTGTTTCGAATGTCTGTTCCTGACCCAGCTTCCTGAACTATTCCTCTTGTGTCATCAAATATGATCTTTGGCATAATCTCTCTCCTTTGTTCGCAAGCTTCCGATCCTCTGGCGAGTTCAGATGATTATATGGATCGGGCCTACCAATATATAGGACCCTTGAGAGCAAACGGCCCTAACCATTAAGTGATCAGATAAAAAACCTACTTAATCTAAAAATCGGTAATCAAATTTTCTTATCCATGGGTCAAAAGCGGAAGCGACCATCTCTCTTGTGTCATTACTATAGTATTCTGCATAGTTAATTTTCTTTTTACGTTGCTTTGATTTTAATCTTGGCAGCTTTTCAGGTGAGATCTTCAGATGGTCACATGCTCTCTCATAGTCTAGTTGCAGATTTTCATATCTCATAGAAAAATCTAAAGGCGTGTCATCACCATAAAATTCAGAATTTATTCTAGAAAACCACTTTAAGATATTACAATTTTTATCAAGCCCGTAGGGTCCTTGAAAATCCGCATAGGTGCAAAGAAAACCCTGGAACTTTCGTCTAAGACTTTCAATATCGTCATCCTTTGCTGGAGCTAGATGAGATTTTACCTTTAAAGAGAAGTGACGCGGATTCTCTGTGGAGATAACCTCTCCATCACTTCTTAGATGAACTGTAGGTGAGTGATAAAATGACCACCAGAAAAATGACACCATCACATCCCAGGGATTTCTAACTATGGTAAAGGTATAATACTCATTGAAAAGATCTTTAAGTTCACTAATGTTTAAAACTTGAACAGGGGTTGTATGCATGTGAAATATCGGCTTTATTATTGAAACTTTATTTTTTTCAATATCTTTGTGAATCAGGTGAGAGTATCCCGATTCGAGAAGATGCTTTACAGCGATATCTCCATCACATAATATCTCTATCTGATTGTTTCTAGTGGGATAATCAAAGTCACCTGATAGTTTTTCATCCCCGTGATCGGTTCCTGTTAAAATATCGCCTGGACCACAATGTTTTCCTAGAGACACCTCTACACTTGATCCGGCGACTTTCATGGGCTTAAAGAAAATAAATTTATTCTGGTGTGAAAGGATCATGGGAAAGTTTAATTTATCATCCTTCTCAAGTTAAAATAAAAAAGGGGCGGCCAAAGGCCGCCCCAGTTATTGAGTTATCTAGTCCGAAGATTAGATGATGTTCAGATCCTGAACTGTCACGGTTCCGTAGAAGTCCGCACGAACCATCTTCTTGCCATACCGAGTCATCACTCCCTTACGGGGTGTGAAGTCTTCGGGAGCAAAGATCGTCGGGGTGACGATGAGTGGAACGTAAGGTGCGTATACGTAACCTGTCTCGAGGTAGCTTCCGCCCTTGTACCCAACAAGTATCTTGTTGCGTGGGAAGTAGGGATCCTTGTAGACCGTGAAACGGTTACTTAGAGTTCCTACCGGAGCTGCGCCGAGAGTGAACGGATTGCTTACCTGTCCCTGACCGTCGAGGCTATAGTTCGGCTTATAAAGCACCGAAGCCTCGAAGATAGTAGCGACATCTGGACCGGTGACCACGAAGTTCGCGGATCCTCGCAGAGTCTTACGATGAATCTGGTTGGCGACGTCGATGACAGTCTCAACCAGAGTCTCGTACCACTCTCGAACTGTACCAGTGAACTGGGGTCCGATAGCGAGAGAGCTAGCAAGCGTCTGCGCGACGCCTGTCTCCTTGTTAACGAACTTACCAGGAGCACGTGACCAGTAGAGGTTAGCACCCCTGGCCTCGGTGAGGAGGTCGTTAAGGATCTCACGATCAATTTCCAGCGCAACCTGCTCAGAGAGAATCTGAGTGAGCTCTACCTCAGCATCTAAGCTGTGGTAAGCATTCAAATCCTGAGCGAGTTCTGGGGACCAACGAGCACGGAGCTTACGGGTCACTGCGGTAACCGCAATGGACTCGATCTTAATGTCGATCTCGGGAATGAACGGTGATGGGCTGGTCGCGTTAAAGTTCGACTCAAAAGAGGGAATGGTTAACGTGGAGCCATCAGTGCCGTCGACATTAAGCGATGGGCTGAGAACGAAAGAACCTGTGAGTCCTGAAGAACCCATGGCACCACCAGAAGAGTGATCTCCTCGAGCACCAGAAACAACGTTTAACCACACTGCGTTAGTCGTGTTTCGGGTAACGAACGGATTGGAGGTGAAGATGTTAGAAGTTGAATCAAACGTTCCAAGCTGGTTCAGACGCCGTACATTGAGAATGTTAGTTCCCGGCTGAATGCTGTTCGGCAATGCCTTATATCCCAACCCATCTCCCAGAAGAGAGAAGAGAGAGAACTGCTTGATCTGTGTAAGATCAGTAGCAGCAGGCACAGAGCTAAGGTTGATCAGAATAAACTGGAATCGACCGTCGCTAGCCTGACCACCTGCACCCGTTCCATCACCCACGATGAGAGAGGTAAGCTGGGGATCATATTGCAGCAATTTACCGTCAGTTCCCGTAGCATGTAACACATTGTTGTTACCAAGTGTGTTGCCAGCCCCATAGGCTCCGGATGTCGAGAGCGAGATGGTTGCAGAGCTAGTGTGAACCTGAGAATATCCGGTCCCAGCTAGATCATACTGACCACCTGTTGCCAGCGATCCAGAGCGAATGCCGAGGCCAACTGGAGCGCTGTAGATGGAATCACCCTTCGCATACGTTGCTGCATCAGCAGCGCCTGTTGCGAGGTTAGTGTTACCACCTACGTTAGAACCATACGTGTAATCCAGATAGAAGAGCAGTCCGGAAGGAAGACTCATCGGCTGAATGGACACTAGCTCGTTGGCGACGAGGCCGCCAAATACGCGTCTAACAATCGGAAAGGCTATGTTGGTGAATCCCTGAAGGTCACCGGATGAGGTTCCGGCGCCAGCGCCAGTTCCAATGGTGTTTTGCTCTCTAAGGAGCTGTGCAGCCTGATTTTCAAGTAGCATTGACATGCTTTCTCGATGCTGCCCCTCGAGGCCGCGAAGCAGACCTGTGCGGGCCCACTTCTCAACCAACCGCTGATTCTGCACACCCATGTGACGCTGTCGAATCCCTTCGGTTAGCTGGTTAAGTGTAAAAGATTTTTTGCTCATGTTGTTTCTCCTTTTATATTATAAACAGTTGCAAGATGTACTAACTTCATTTGTTAATTCCTGCAAGCACCGCCCACCGATCAACTTCCTGCATAGAATCAGGCGCGACTGATGCACGAGTCGTAGCTCGCGAGGATGAGCCTAGAGACCGACGTCGAGATTCATTAACTGTTCCTCTCTTGCCGCTTTCAAGACTATTAGTTAGGCTCCCGTATAGCAGCTTAACTTCTCTCAAGGTTCTTGCCTTATCTAAGGCCTCAATAACAACACGCCTCCGCTTAGGAGACACAGAGCTATTTTGAAGAAGCTTGTTAACGTAAAGAAGTTTAGCGTTAAACAGGTTCATCTCGGTCAACTGCCCACGAAGTGATTGTACTGCACTTCTGTATTCGGCAAGCTTACCGTGGAGAGCTCGACTTGAGCGGCTCTCTTTTCTAAGAGCATTTCGAAGCTGCCTATTCTCCGAATGCACGTTTAAATCGTCATCTTTAAATTCAAGAGGTTCCTTAAGAATTGTGCCGCCACCGAATGCGGACGCCATATCCTTGGCCTCTCCCTCAGACATCGCCTGTCTCATACGACTAAGCTCCTGTCTAAGCATATTTTCATCAATTTCAAATACCTCATCAAGCGGCTCTTCAAACTCAACTTCTGAGTCGACATCGATATCAAGATCCCCGCCGGGTAGATCAAGATCAAGATCTTCCTCATCCTCGATGTCTACGTCTACTTCTTCTTCCTCGACATCTAGCATGACAGATAAGTCTTCTGGATTAATCAGGTCAGGATCAAGGTCGCCTAGCTCAACACGAATGGCGGTCTCAAGGAGTTCATCTACGTTATCCATAGTAGCTGCCTCTTCTGCCTGGTAATATGCCTCATCCTGACCCTCAGGCGATGTTCCACCTTCGGCGAGGGCATCTTTAAATGCTCTCGATAGATCATCTAAGTCGATCTCATAAAGTGTTTCATTTTTTGACATGCCCGTGTTCTCCTGATGTGGTATGCTATCAATATCTATTATGTTGTTTTGTAAACTATTGGCACTAGATCTTAGATTTTGTGCTAATTCTAATATTTTCTCTCTATCAGCAGTATTTAATGCTGCAAAAGATTCCCCAAAGGCCGTGCGAACAAGGTCTTTTGCAGCATCGCTTTCAAAAATATCGTTTAGATCCGGATTCTCGGTACTTCCAACAAGTCTTAGCAAAGATGATAGTGCGGTTTCATCAAGGATCACATCCTCGCCGACGCCTGTATCTTGTAGTGATTCTTTCACAACACTGGATAACGAATCCTCTAC